ACAAGACCGATATGATCAAGCGGGAGCGCACCAGCGAGCTTGTGAGCCAGATTTGGAGCGAAGCCCCGATGTACAGCTCCATGCTGACGGCCTTGTTCGCATCCCTTACCGGGTTGGAAAAGGAAGTTGATGCGGTGATTGAAGCGGGGATCAATAAGGAGAGTGCGGCATGAGTGACATTGTTCTTTCCACCCAGAACGGGCAGGCCGTTGTGTCTACGCTGGAAATTGCAGAGCGCTTTGGGAAAAATCACAAAGACCTGTTGGAATCCATCCGTGCGAGGACGGCGGAAAATTCCGCTCTCCTCGAAATGTTTCATTTGACCGAGTACACCACCAGCCAGAACAAGAAGCTTCCCATGTACCTGATGAACCGTGACGGATTTTCTTTCCTTGTGATGGGTTTCACTGGCAAAAAGGCCGATGAGTGGAAGTTAAAGTACATCCAAGCCTTTAACGAGATGGAGAAGAAGCTGACCACGCCCGAACCTGAACCGCCGGAGCTGGCACTTTCCAAAGCGCTGGTTATGGCGCAAGGCATCATTGCGAGGGAACAGGAGCGCTCTAAGCAGCTCGAAAAGGAAAATGCCAAGCTCAAGCCCGCCGCCGAGTACGCCCATAATATGCTTTTGAGTGATGAAACGCTCACCGTGACGCAGATCGCGCTCAACTTTGGCATGACCGCAAACAAGCTCAACAAACTGCTGGAAGAATGGGGCATCCAGAAGAAGGTCAACAAGCAGTGGATACCAAAGCGAAAGTACATCGACAAGGGTTATACAGTGAGTATTCCTGTTGAGGTAGGCAACGGCGAGACCAAAGAGAACACCCGCTGGAACCGCACCGGACAGGCATTTATCTACAAGCAGATGCACGACCATGGCTATTTGACCGTAAAGGAACAGGCAGAGCAGAAAGCAAAGGAACGCAAGGTGCTCCCCGCCCCTGCTGAGCAGTCCGCATAAACAAAAAGAACCCCCGATGCTCCAAACGGAACACCGGGGGTTTGCTTTACTCAAAAATTTTTGCAATGCCATCCAGCCGGGCCGAAACCGACTGGCGGCAGTAGTGGACCTGTGCTGCAATGTCCGGCAGCGGGAGCCGCTCAACGTACCGCAGTAAGGCTATCTTACGGTCTACCCTCCCAAGCGGTGCGCTTTTGATGGCGGCGGTCATCTGCTGTCGGTCAAGTCCTTGCAGCGCAGCGGGCAGCACTACACGAGCCGCCGCCACAGGCAGCACCGAGCCAGAAGGGCTGCGGCAGCTCTCCCGCGTTGCGCACCATTACTGGGACGTTACCGAGATGGTCGATTTTGCCGCATCTCTTGATTTCACAAAATCGTTTCTGGTCGTATGTAGTGCTTGCCATGATATCCTCCTCTTAACTCATGCTTAAATCAATGTTTTCGATTTCTGCACGGACTTCGAGTGCATGGAGATAATTCCCCATAGCCGCTTTTTGCTCTCTCAAAAGAGCCAAAGAACAGGACGGCGTAAAATTCAAAGTTCCGGCCTCGTACTGGATAGTCATGCGGTGCAGCTTTTCATAGCGGATTTTGGTCTGGTAATACTCCGCACGAAAACGCTCCTTGTAATCGCTGCTGAGCATCATTTCGGCAGTGTTTCTCAAGTCCATGTATTATGCCTCCTTACTGCTTTTCCAGTGCCGCTTTCATGCGATCAAAGAAAAATTGGATGATCACCCCGATGGTCTCATCGGTAATGGCCCAGCTGATGAGTCTGCCGTATTTGCTTGCACTCAGTGCGGCCCGGAGCATCTTGACGCACCACGCTTTACGTTCTGCGCCTCTCTTGGTGCCCTGAATCTCGTGCTCTGCCTGCTCGATCAGGTCAAGCACGGTGCCCTTGACAGCTGCACCATAGCCCAGCCGGATGCAGCCCAGGGCGTAAAACACAAAGCCGCCCAGCATGAGCACGAGGGCCACATGGGTGGGAAGTGCGGTCAAAAGGTTATTAATTGTTGCCATGTATTACTCTCCTCTCTCTTTTTCGAGGTCTGCAATGCGGTGGTTTGCCACCTTCATCTGTTCTTCAAGCACCGGGATGCGCTGGGCGAAATTGTTGTGTGTCCGGACTTCCCGGGTCAGCTCGTCCAGCTTAGTGTCAGTAATGGCCTGCTGTTTTTCCAGCTTTGCGTCCATGTTTTGAGCGGCCCTGCTGTTAGAGATAAGCACGCCGATCAGGCTCAGGCCGCCAGTGATGAGTGCTACGATGATCGCGTCGCTCATGCGCCCTCCCGAAGACGGGTCAGACCCTTCTTGCGGATGATTTTCGGGTAGTTGAGGGTGGTCACGTTGAGGTCAACAGTTCTGGAGATGCCCGGCACGCTGCCCTTGCTGGTGTGCTGGTGAGCGGTGTACTTAAAACTAACTTTCGGGGTCTTGCCGGTGTAGTCCGCCAGCCATACGTCCCAACGCCCTGCAAGCCTTGCCATGTCCAGATGGGCATTGGCATAGCTGGTGTAGGTGTAGAGCTGGGCGTAAAACCCCATCTTCTCGATCTGCTCAAGATGATAGGCCGCCAGATTTGACAGGTCTCCATAGGGCATCCCGGCAAGAATCGGCGATTCCAGATCCACTGCCACCGGCATGGTCATCTCTTTCCCGACCAGGGCCTTCCGCAGCACGGCAAGCTCCCGGTCTGCCAGCTCCTCACTGGTGGCGTTGGTGTAGTAGTACACGCCCACGTCCAGCCCTGCCGCTTTTGCGTTGGAATAGTTGTCCTCGAAAGTGGGGTCGATGTAGGGCACACAGTTGCGGCTCCCTACGGCCCGCAGCATCACGCCTTTGTAACCTGCCGCTTTTACCTGCGCCCAGCCCTCCATTTTGATTTTTCCCTGCCACCGGCTCACGTCGAGATAGCGGTAGGGTAGCTCACCTCCCCACCCGGTCACGGTGTCCACAGTGGGCACGTCTGGTGCAGGAGCAGGTTCTTCCTTGTCGGCGCTGTCACCGGCAGCGTGGGAGAGGGCCGCCAGAAGCTTGGAGATAAAATCGAAAAATGCTTTCATTCCACGCTTCCTTACTGCCCAAGGGCTTCTTTAATGGCTTCCAGGTCGTCAGCGGTCAGGGCGGGGTAATCCGCTGCGATATCCTCAAAGGTCTCACCAGCAGTCAGCCGGATGCGGAATGCCCGCACCATGATGCGAAGTTTCAAGTTGTTCAGCGTTTTCATAGTTTTAACCTCCAATCAAATCGGCCATCATAAGCACAAGGTCGTCGTTTGCCGCTTCCAGAGCGTCCATGCGGCCCGGCACGGTTTCCAGCTCTGCCTTTTTCTTCGCTTCGGCGGCAGCGGCTTCTTCTGCCTTTTTCTTGGCTTCAGCCTGTGCGGCCAGCTCTTCGGCGGTGTACAGCACATACCGCTGCACCTCCACCTCTTCGTCATAGGCTTTCTGTGCGATCACGCCGGGCACGTCCACCACCTTGCGGACATCACGGCCTTTTTCGCGACCATCTGCGTCATAGTAAATAGCAGGGGTTCCGTCCGGCAAGGTTTCGGTCTCGTAGTGGCTGACCTCCTCCACGCCCGCCACAGCATCGTGGTGGACGGTCTGGGTCTCGGGCTTGAGGTAGCCTTTCGTCAGGTCGGGGCTGGCGATTTCTACGCCGTTGCTGTCAATGATTTTCATAAGGTCTCCTTTCGGTTATGCCACTCTGCGCCAGATGTACATGGAGTAGTAGGGGTTAAGGATATCAACGGGGGAGTTTCCATTATTCGTACTGCTATAAAGACCGGAGTGATATCTTCCGCCATCAGTAGTTTCCTGAGAAACAGATGCCATAAAATCCCATTTGCCAACATGTATATCATTTTTTTGTGTATCATTTGTTGGGATTACAAAACCAACAGCCGGAATATTCTTTGGAGAGAGAATCATTTGCAAGTTACCACCCGTACTCCCTGCCGGGTAGGTATCGCTTGCGCCCATGATAAATTTGCCCTCAATCCGTTCCCATGTGCCGCCGATAAAGCTTGCCGGGGATGTGGGGCCGTCGCTGACCCAGAATTTGATTCTGGCGAGGTCTTCTTCTCGCTGGGCGGCGAGAGCTTTCAATGCCCTCTGTGCGTTGTTGACCTGCCTCATCAGGTAGTTGTACCCGTGCTGGTCGTCCAGGCCAGCTTCTGCGCCGGTCGGGGCGATGATCTGGCCGGATGTCCAATTTTCCGGGAGATCAGCGGGAAGAGGAATGTTTTTCAGGATATCATCCGCCATAAAGCAATGTTCCCTCCTTGAAGATAATGGTGTGTTTTAACTTTGTTCTGGACGTGGTTTCGATGCTAACATCGTCCTGTGTGAGGGCGGCTCCGAACGCATCTTGCGCGGAGATGGCAGAGACTTTTGTGATCTTTTCCGATGGCAGGAGCTCATACTGCAGCGTGACTGCCGCACCGGAAAGGCTCTTTGCGAGGTTCGGAACGGTATAGTCGCCGTTCAGCTGCACCATGTTGATGTGATCCGCCAGGTACGAGGCAAGGCTTGCCAGGAACAGCGGGGTCACAGATGCAGAAGTGGGCGCGGCGGCTGTCACCGGGACAAAATAATTTTGT